AACTAGGAAGGTATTATTTGGCACAAAGTTATAATCTTTGATTTTTCTTTTGAAGTTATATATGAATTTGTTACTTTTTGTTTACATCCCAAAAGTGGATGGGAGAGATCTTTCTCTCCAGAAACGCCCCTGATTTTCTTTCAGAGTATTTAATGATAGCTCAGGTGGGCTCATGGCAAGTATCCATAGAACATCTGCTTTTAGATGAAATTTTGCCTGGAAAAGAGTCAACTCTTCTAGACACTTGTCGGGTTCCCCTTATATCGGAAGGTGATTAACGGACTGTTAAGAACAGTTCTAAACTCTATTCCTTGAGACTAACAAGGCGAATGCTATGTGCATTTTAGGGTGAAAAGTTTTTTGAAACTCCCTTTTCGGAGGAGGGTCTCTCTCTCGAGAATTTGTGGGTTTGAAATTATATATATACAGAATTAAATTAATTGGAGACTGTGTCCCAATTAAAATTTCTCGCTCTTAATAGCGATTATCTCCCTATCATTGATGCAGGCTAAAGTCATGTTGAAATAATCTTCTTTATTTACGCATAACTTTCGAGCTATGAATTCATCGATCCATAATTCATCCAATGGGAGCTTCTTCTACACATTATACATTTTTCTTCGGACATCTAGAGCTCGAATATAGTCTCCTAGGGTTTTCTTTCGGGATCTCTGTTGTTTTATCTTAAGGCCCTTGTCCCTCCGCATTTTTCCGTATGATTTACATAGCAGTCCGGGTAGCTCATGTAATATGGATTCCCCCACATATTCACTATGTAAGTAATGAGGCATATAAGCTGTGTCACTCATATATCTGTGGAAATTGCTATGCGTGAAGATCTTCTTGGGATTTCTAAGAATAACCATTTTTCCTTTCGGTGATAGTGCTCCTATTTTAGAACAAAAGTCTATATCATATCTCTCTCTAATGCTGAATTCTGTCACACACTGTCCCAGTCCATGCTCTTGCTCATTCTTATTTGGACTCATCCATCTAAGGTAATTGTCTTTTATCAATATAGCATTTTTTCTACTTGTCCACAGAACAGAATCATCCCCAGATACGTACAAAAAGACATCCGCTTGCTTGTCATCTTCCCATGTTAGAACTTTGAGATTTAAATTGTCACAAATGTAGGCCCAGTAGAGAAATACTCTCAGGGTATTCCCCAGAGTAGTTCTACTACAGCTGCCGCTGTAGGTTGTTCCTTTAATTTTCAATATTG